TTGTCTGGATTGGTAGCCAGTAGGATTTCAGTCGTCATCAGACTCCTCAAGGTTTTTTTGTAGGTCTTGGATGTTTAAACGGGCGGTGAGAAGACCTTTTATCTCTCCGACCATTGCTTTGTACTCCACGTAGTCTTTGGCGCTTCCGCTACCCAAGGCTTCTTGAAGTTGTGCCACTTTGTCATCTATCTTTTCAGACAGAAGTTTTAGGATTTTTTCGTTCATGTGTTGCCTTTATTGATTCGGGCATTTTCTTTGGCTACGTCTACTCCCATACGTAGTTTTTCTAGAGCCATCTTCTCTTGGCTCTCTATTGCATGGCGCTCCGCCTCTGCTTGGATTTTCATTTGCTCTAGTTGAGCCTGTTGCTGGATACGCATGCGCTCGGTCTCGATTTGAGCCGTCTTTGCTTGTGCATCGGTAGCATCTTTTTGCATTTTTCGCTGGGCATCTTGCTGTTTGACTTGCAGTTCTGCCTGTTGCAACTGGATAAGTGGGTCTTGTTGTTGCTCTTGAGCCTTCTGTTGAGCCGCTTGTCCCTTGTGGATTTCCAGTAACTGCTGGCTGGCGGTGGCAACCAAGCGAGAAAGTTGAACTTCGACAGAGGCTGGCAATGGCTTGTCTGGCTCTGGCAAGGTAACGCCCAGTTGTTTCTCGATTTGGGAGCGGTATTGGAATCCCAAGTGCTCTGCCATGTGCGCTTGGAGAGCCGCCATGATTTGGTTGGCTTGTGGGTTTTGTCCCAAAGTCTTCATCACCACGGGGTCGGTCATAAACGCCTGATGTGCTGCAATGTGGGCATCGTGGTCTTGGTAGATGAACGCCTTCATTGGTTTGCCGTTGACCGAATTCATGTTTTCACTGATTGGGTCTAGCGGTTGTGCGTCATCGTCCAGTTTCACCAACTTCTCTGCGTTCTTAATACCCAAAACATCCAGCATCTGGCGATGTAAATAGGCTAGGTCGTAGAGTTGAGGCGCTGTTTGCGCCAATTGGATAACCGCTTGATACTGGACAACCTTCTGCGATAGCGTAGCAGCGTTCGGGTCTGACACGGGAATAACATCCACCATGTCGTAATCGGATTTCTTAGCCTGTCTATCACCCTGCGTAGGTTCATATGGATACTCCTCTGGTGTGTAGTCCCGAATGATGTCTTTGAGGAGGCGCAACTCTTGTTTCAAAGAGTAATGGATACGGGCTTGTACCGCACTCATTACCTTCATGGTTCTCTCTAGGATTGCTAGAGTTGTACCCACTGGAGAGTTAGCCGACATGTCCGACACTTGGATGTCAGCCGCCCCTGCAAACCTACGCCCCTCTTCCACGATTTGGTTGAGCAAGGACATCAAGACTTGGCTTGGCTCCTTGTAGGGGAGCGTCATTATGTTGTCTTTGATAGTTCCAGACGGAACATCTACGTCACGGAATTCTGCTGGCGCTATTGGTGTGTCGTCACCTTTGACTCGCAGACCACGAGTTTTGAAGCCACCGGGAAGGTTTGACAATGTTCCTGCGTCCACCAATTGGCGAATAAGAGAAGTGCCAGACTTAGCAAAAGCACCGACAAGATGGATAAGCCCAAAGCAATAAAAGCCAAAGCCCGGCACGTATCCATAATGGACAAAGTGCGTTCTCTTCTGGTAAGTCTTATCGTCTTCTTGCCAGTTCCTGCGGATAGACAAACACTTCCTGCTACCCTTTTCAACCGTAACAACATACGGTAAAGCAATACCAGTAGGTTCACCATCTTTTCCTTTGTGCTCGTAGCCCTCTAGGTCAAGGTTGACGTGCATCTCCAATAGTTTGTAACGGTCATCGGTAGTAGCCCGAAAGCCCATCTTCTCGGCAATCTTCTTTTCTACCTCATCCATTGTGTTGTTGGGTTCACCCAAATCACAATCTAAGTAAAAACCCCCAACCTGCAATCTGCGGATTTCATTCTCTGTTTTCCGCATAACATGGGTAACACGTTCTGCACTCTCAAGATTAGACGCTCCATAAGGCACAACCACGTCTTCTGCTGGGAGGAAAATAGCCGCAGGGCGTTCCATGTTGGGGTCGTAGTAGACCTTCTTGAAAGCATTACCTGCTAGTCCCAAGCCCCAAAGCATGCGTTCGGTCTCAGGTCTGTACTCCACCATCACATCTGTGATTTGGTAATTCATGTCGTTTTGGACACGCATTGCCGCTTCTTTTTTCTCTGGCGTTTCTTTGCCAACGATTTCAGTCTTGACTGGACCTGCCGCTGGCAGGATTTCCATAATGGTTTCGGCTTGGAATTTAACCAACGCCTCGGATAGCAGGGGGTGATAAACGCCACATGCGCCAGCCCACGGGTCGGTTCTATCTTCTATCTTCATGCCAAGGAGTTCTAGTCCATCGACATAGGTCTGCATCCAATCTCTGCGGGACGATACGTCATCGTCATAGTCGCTGATGAGTTCTTCTACGATGGATTGGATGACATCGTCATCTAGATATTCTGCAAGGTTGTCATCAAAACCTTCTTCGCTAGGTTCTATATCAATCTCTAAACCATCCATGCTGATACGGACTGACTCAGGGTCTTCAATCTCTATTTCAATATCGGGCGCATCTTCAAGGCTTTCTAATCCTTGGGGGGCTTGGTAGAGACTTTTTTCTATTGACATATAAATCCTTAGTAGTACGCTACTTTGCGTTTAAATGGCTTTACTTCGTCTTCTCTGTCGCTGTTTAAACGCAGAAAGCCACCTTGTCGAAATCTTAGCAGAGCCTGACTGGTTGAGTCCACTAAATCGTCATGGTCGCCATTGGGAAAAGAGGCGCACTCTTCCATGACTTCATCAGCCCAGCGAACGTCAGGACACCACACCATGCCTGAATGAAACAGGTCGGATATAGCGTTTACACGGGCTATCTTATCACTTCCCTTACTTGGCGTGTACTCTGAAACAGGGATTCCCATCTGTCTTAATTCATAGATTAATGGCGCACCTGCTGCTCGTTTTTCCACGATGCAGGTATCAGGATTCCATTCCTTGTACTGGTCATACGCCCTGCGTTTTAATTCTGGGAACTCCATGCGTTCCTTGAGAGCGTTTAACAAAATGATATTGGCACGGCTCTCGCCATTTTCATTGGGTAGGTAGAAAACGCCCCACGTTGTACAGGCTGAGTAGTCGGCACGGTTGTTTTTCTCAAAGGCGGTATCCCAAGACTGAATGGTGTATTCGATAGGGGGAGGATGGTCGTCTTCCCATATCTTCCAGTACTCCCGCTTGATAATCGCACCCTCTTCAGAGGTGGGATTTTGCTGGTATTGGGCTTCCCACTTACCTACAGGGAGTTCGGCTTTGATGGCATGGAGTTCTTTTTCACTCCAGAATTCGGGCCATAGGGGTTTTCCGCTAGGCATCAGGGCAGGAAACTCAATCACCTCCCAGTCATCACCATCCCGTTTGGCGGCATTGGCTAGGATTTGCCCAGTCAGGTCTCGCTTAGACCAGCGGGTCATCACAATAATGATGGCTCCCCCCGGCTGTAGACGCTGGCGAGGACCAGAGTTGTACCACTCAAAGACTCGGTCATAGACTGCCGCAGTTCCCTGCATGGCTTCTTGCTCGGAGTGTGGGTCATCAATGATAAGAAGGTCAGCGCCTTTACCCGTTACAGCACCGCCCACACCGATAGCGAAGTAATCTCCGCCCTTGTTGGTGTTCCAGCGACCAGCGGCTTTGGAGTCGGTAGACAGTTTGGTAGGGAAGATAGCCTGATAGTCTGGGGTATTTACTAAGTTCCTGACTTTGCGACCAAAGCCCACGGCAAGTTCTGCGGTGTGGGCTGTCTCAATAATCTTCTTCTCAGGGAATTTTCCCAAAAACCAAGCGGGGAGAAGATAGGACGCAAACTCCGACTTGGTGTGTCGGGGAGGCATATTGATGATGAGTCTCTTTAACTTTCCCTCTGCTACCCGCTCAAACGCCTCTGCCATATCCCTGTGGTGCTTGCCGGGAATGAAGGCTGACCACATCTCCCGCACAAACGGCAGGAAGTTGTTTCGGCATCTTTCTTTCTTGTCTTCCCCAAATAGGGCGTTTATCTTGGCAATGTTGGGATGGTCAGGCGGCAGGACATCGAGCAGTTCTCGATACTGTGTTATTTCTTTTTGGGTGAGGAGGGTCACAGAGCGGTTACGTGCTTGACGCTGTTGTCAATGACTTTCATGGAGCGAATCATATGGGGCTTGATATGGAGTAGCCCCCGCTCCCGTAGGCAATGGATGTGTCGGTGGATGTTTGACTTAGAGCGCATGCCCAGCCCTTGGGCTATCTCAGAGTATGACGGGGAAAAGCCACGCATCTTAATAAATGCTTGGATAAAGTCATAAACCAGTTTTTGTTTTTCAGTCATACACCCCCCGAACGAATAGGTAACGTTTCCTATTGTACACGTTTAAACGGGGCGTTACTTAGACCACTTATCTTTGTCTACCCAATACGGCTCATAAATCTTACGCCCTTCTTTTGAAATCTGGGAGTAGGCATCCAGCAACTGCGATGTCCCGTGGTTATTTATAAACCAATTAGAGGCTCTCATAGCATCAGTGTTGTCAGCATTTCTACCTTCTGCATACAAAGCATAGAGTAGTCTGGCAATAATCCAATCCTTTTCTTTCATGCGTTCTTCTCCTTGAGTTTGGCTTCAATGGCTCGGACTGTTTGTGGAAACTCTAAAGTGTCTGTTGCAGATTCAAGAGCAATAATTTCCTCATCCGTCAGCCCTACCCATGTGCGAGGCATTGCCTGATAAAGCAGGTCACGAAAAAAGTCTATTGGCAGCGTTACTTCTTCTGCGCCTTCCGCTCGCTGCAAGTGAGACAACAAAATTTCTTTAGGTACTAA